AAGTACCAGATACATCTACATTACCATTTATATCAACAGTTGTAGCCGCTATTTGTATTTCTGTATCAGCTACTAAATCTAATTGTCCATCAGCAGATGAATTAATATATATTGCTGTATCTCTAAACTGTAATTTTTCTGTTGTACTAAGTAATAAATCATCGGAAAATTGAAAATAATCTTCGTCTTCCATCCATGTTAATACACCATCATTTGATTCTCCATCAAATGTAACTGCTATATCTGTACCAGATGTTGCATCACCAATAGTAATTGCTGTTCCTAATAATTTAGTAATTGCTCCACCTTCTGCTGAAGTACCATCGTGAGTATGTCCAGAGCTTGCAACAAATGCCGCTAATAACTGATTAAATTCATTATTTATATCAGATGCTTCAATGACGTTTCCATCAACGATGTTACTAGAGCTTTGTCTTGTGTATGTTGCTCCCATTTATCTTCTTCCTCCCGGTGTAAATTCTAATTCAAATCCTCGCAACGCAAATGGATTATTAGAACTTGTGTCTGTTATTTTTAAAGCTACTGCAAAACCAGAGCCTTCTATTCCTTGTCTTGTTATTGGTAAATCTCCTTGTCCATAAACTGCTGTGCCAAATTTACCACTTCCAAATATTGCACCACTTCCAGATGTTTCTAAAGTAAATGCGTTTGGTTGTGGAGTGTCACTATCATCATAATTATATCGTATAAACATACTGGCACTTACTTCACCTTCTGGCTTCCAGTTAACATTAACTCTTTGCATGTTTTTTCTAACGCCGGGGTCTCCCATTGTCATATCTGGAGAACGAAAAGTTGCATCCATAGTTGATGTTATACTTGCTCTTGTCCAAACATTACCATCATCTTGTTTGTATATGTAACCATCATAGCCACCCGATACAGTTGTCTCTACATTGCTAATCAAATCAGAATCACAACTAGAAACTTTTAAACCTTTTATATCTGCGTATTCAAAACCCATTTGCTGTGTATTAGGATTTTGTTTTATAACAGCTATCAAACCTTTTGAGCTTGCCTCACCGCCATTTGTTTGTGGGTAGAACAAACGATATTGGGATTTATCTCTAATAACTAAAGATGTTACATTATCATAGCCGATATCATTTATTCTATCTTGTACTTGTTTTGATACAGTACCTAGTTCTACGTCACCAATTCTTGCTGTACCTGCAATAGTACGAATACCATCTGCCGCTAAGAATATAATATCACCACCTATCTCTTGTATTGAATGATGGGCTAATGTACCTATACCTTTTGCTACCTCGGCTTTTGCAAAGTTGCTTGAACTTGTACCCGCTATTTTATATATACTACTTTCACAAAATACAAAAAGTTCATCACGAAATACCTTTAACCCTGTAATAACATCACCCATAATAATAGAGCCTGCCCCTGTATCAAAATCATCTTCTGTATAAGGGCCAGAAAATAATAAAGTTGATGTTGCATTAGACATTCCCGCATAAAACATATGGTTTGCAAATGATTTTACAAACTTAGGATTAGTTGGTGCAGTACCGCCTCCTGTTGCATTTATTATATCTTCTGAGTAACTTGTATTTAAAGTAAATGCCGCCGCTTCTCCTGTAGCAATAATTATTTTATCAGTACCATCAAAATTATACTTATCAAAATCATAAGTATTTGTAGTACCTTTACTTGTTGCTCTTGATGTCCAACTTCCAGAAGTTGACCCAGTATAAACTGTACCGCCTCTAGCCGCTATAATTAAATCATTAAATATAGCAGACATTTGTATTCTTTCAGTAGAAGCCGAAACTTGTGGAACTATTGTTGAGTTATATAATGTAGTTCCATTTAATCTTCTGTAACCACCTTCAATACTCGGTTCAAAGTTTTGTAGTTGTAAAGCTTCTCCGGGGTGCATAGCAAAAACATCTTTGTTTAGTACTAAGCCACCAGAGCAACTTACTACCATAGGTTTTTGCATACCTGTATATGGCATTAAAATACTCCAGAACCTACACGACCTCCATGATTAACTCTATGGTCTGTCATGTATGAAGCATTGTTAATATATTCTACTCGCATAGCTTTTAAAGCTTCTTTAACTTCTCTATCAGCAAGTTGTGCTGATTGTAAATCTGACCTTAAAATATGAGCATAGTATTTTGCTCTATTAATTATAATACCTTTAAATCTATCATCTAAATCCATTGTATCACCATGTGCTGATAAATCAGTATGCACTTTCCAGTATTCATACTCTATTGTATAATTACTTGCATCTGGAACTGGCGATAAACCAAATTTTTTATTTTGTGTTGCATAAACTATATCTGGTGTACCATAAGAAGATGAATTATTAGTTAAATCTCTTTCTAGATACATACGATTATATTGGTCATATGTTATATATTTTAATTTTCTTACAGGTATATTTTCAGATATTCTTACATAATCTACATCTAAATTAGTTGTTGTAACTGTATTGTTTAATGTTATATAACTTGTTTGTGCTGTTGCAGTAAAAGTTGTATCTAACACTGCTCCTGCACCATAATCAGAAACTGTTAAAGTTGTACTTAAATTTTGTGTGCCTTCTGCGGCTGTACCAACTTGTACTTTTAATGCTTGCCCTACACTATTAGAATCAAAAACTCTAAGTTGTAATCTATAATCTTTATTTACTACAGTAGATATAGCTTGGTAAATAGCATAATCATTTAGTCTAGCTCTACCATTACCGCCACTATTATAAGCGGCACTACCACTACCTGCAATTGTAGTCCAATTAGTTATGTTACTAGTAAACTCTCCATTAGTAACTAACTCTTTAGGAACTAATCTAAAGGTTTGCCAATCTATTTTTCTATAAGGTAAATCTGTGCTTTGTGGAGATGCAGAACTAGGAAGAGAGTATTCTCTCTGACCTGCGTAAGTATCCTGTGTAGTAGATAAATATAAATCTGGTATTTCCGATATACTATTGTATATCTCATGCATAGCTTTTATAACAAACTTTTTAACAGATGTCTGTATCCCACGACTACTTGAAAAAGTAGTAGATGTTAACTCTGATTCGTTTAGTTCGTTTAATACATTATTTACTAATGTTAAATATGTTGTAGCCATGTCTCCCTTTATATATTATACACTAAATTGTTGTTTTGTCAAGATTTTTCTGGTTTAGTAAATATTGTCCAAAAAGCCGCCGCTAATCCATAAGGGTCATCTTCTGGGTAGCCTATACAATTTAGTTTAACTTTTGGTTTAGTTATTTTTTCTTTTGATTTAATTTTAGGTTTTTTAATTTTTGTTTTATATTTAGGCACTACAAGTCTCACAATCATCATCTGGACATTTACAATTTTCTTTAGTTGCTGACCCGCAGACAGTGCAAATTAATTCATCTGGCATAGTTTATTCCTTTTTATTACTTAATGCGGTTATTAAACCATCTAATTTTTTTTCTATGTTATTTATTCTTGTTTCTATGTAATCATTATCATTCATAGGTTTTATTATTTGTGTAGATGTTCCATCCCAAACTTTACCGTTTGGTCTTCCTTTATAATCAGTTTTAATTTTACTTTTTTTATGTAGTAGTTTCATATGCCCTCAAATATTTACATGGTTTATTTTCATATAATCCACAGCATTGACCGCACTGAGTACACTCTCCCTCATATTCTTCTATTTTGCTATTCCAAATAAAAGTACATTCCTTAATACCAAGAGGTCGCATTGTTCCATCATCACATTTTTTAGGAGACCAAAACATTATTTCTAGTACACCATTAATCCAAAACATGATATTAGGACTTCCGGGAAAATAATCTTTTTTTAAGTTTAGACGAGTACTTTCCCAACACCCATCTGCATTATTAGTTGAATTAAATCTTTTCTCTGGTTTGTTATAAACTGAGCAAAAATATTTTTTCATTTATTTTATAAAGGGGGCACAAGGCCCCCTAAATTTTAATTATTATGAGTTAGAAGCAGATTCGTCTGAACCGCTTATATCACACATAATTGCCCAAACTCTGACTTTACCAGAGGTATCTTGAGCACCAAGTACTTTTACGTCAATAGTATCAGCCGCCGAGTATGAAATCCATCCCGCAGTAGCCGCCGCAACAGCCGCTATTCCAGTTGAAGTTGAATCATGCCCATCTACAAATCTATCTACGTCAGTAGCTAAATTTCCAGATGTTGCTGTCCAACCTAAATCTAGAGTTACGCCAGAAGCTGATGCTGTCAAAACCTCAAGACCTGCCGCCATAACGCATGTTTCAGCAGGAACATTAAGGAATTGTACTATATCATTTGCCGCAGGGTCATCTACAGAAAAATCAATAGTGTTTTCGACATAATAAGGCTTTCTTCTAGTCGAAGGATGTCCGCTAGTACCGCCAGTTGCTTTTGCATGTGTCGTCATATTACGTTCCCCCTATTATGTTAAGACAACTGCTGTTCTAGTAATAGCTTCTGGTCTTAAAACCTTGCTACCATAAACATGCAATCCTCTGATTACGTCAGAAAAAGAATCTGGGTCTCTAACTACTTCAGTTTTCGCAATGTGCGAAGCTGTTGCACAAGCAGACATATGTCCACCCATACAGAAGTAAGCATTAGAAGTACCAGATATTGTTGCAATATCCGTTCCAGACCTATTTAACGCTGTTGTTTTATACAATTTCATACCAGAAATCGTAATGTCAGATACTAATCCATTAGCCAATGGAGATTCACTGCTTCTTCCCATTACAGACATGTCCATAACTTTTGAAGCCGCCGCACCTAATTGTTCATAAAAAATTGGAGGTGCTACAAACCATCTATTTTCTTCTGGTACAGATTGGTCGTCTAGTAGACGAGCCGATTCTGCGATAACACTGTGAGCTAAGTCACCTGTGTTAGCAGTTACTGCTGTTCCTGCATTAATTCCAGAAGTAGTAGAAATAGCTTCTAAAACATCTCTATCATATTTTCTTTTAAGAGCATAAGCTCCAGAAGAAGTAGCTAGAGATTCCCAATTAACATGAGATTGTCTTTCTTCGATGTCATCTACTTTAAATGCAAAATAGTTAGCTGTGTCCACGACTAAAGTGTCTTGGTCGTCAGCAAGATTTTGTAAGTTAGTAGTTTGACCTTTTGTGTAAGAAGCGACAGAAATTGTCGGTTCTTTAATAATTTTTACGGTGTCGCCATAATTCTCAATTTCACCCGCATAATCAGTGTTAGTGATACCCTCAACAACAGAGCTTCTACGGAAATATTTGAGAACTTTTTGTGAATATATCGCCGGTAGCCAATTACCCGAAGGTAAGTTGTCATAACCTGCTGATGCACTTATCGCCATAATTATTCTCCTATAAGGTTAAGTTTAAGCTCGAGTATCAACACGCCCTTCTTTAAAGGCAATATCAATCTCATTCTCGAACTTTTCATAAGCCCTTGAACTCATTTTTTGAATCTCGGACTGTTTCCAAATTTTCTTGTTAGTATCGCCAGAAACATTTACAGACTTGGCCTTTGTCTTTGTCACGCTCTGAGCCGCACTAGCAGTTGAACTTGGTTTGCTCTTACTTAATCCATTGTCCGCTTTGTACAAATCAACAACACGAATTGCCCACTTAGAATCTTTACTATTTTTAGTTACACCATCTGATATAGATGAAGGTTGAGTATTCAACCAATCTATAAATTCTTGTGAATCTTTTAATTCAGTAAAGTCTGGATGAGCATTAACTAATTCTCTATAAGCACTTTGTACAACTAAATCTTCTTCACGCTTACGAAGTGTTTTAACTTCTTCTTGTAAAGATTCTACTTGTCTTGATGCTTGCTTTTGAGATATAGTTTCTACCACATCATACACATCTGGATATTTCTTTTTAAATTGTTCAAGGTCTTGGTCAGACTTTGGCGGAGTATAATCTGCCATTG